CGGTACACGTCATAGAGCGAACCGTCGGAGACCTCCTTGGTGGTCTTGCCCTTGTCCTCGCGTTTCAGGCCGCCCTGAGACCCCTCCGGGTAGATCAGGTGGGTGGCATCCTCGCCCCAGGTGACGAACCAGATCGAGGCGTTGTCCGAACCCGTGCCGCCGGCGTCGATGATCTGACCGCCGTTCTCCGCCGTCTTCGAGGAGAAGCGCGGGGAAAGGCCGAGGAAGGTTTCCGGCTCGGCAGCGGTGTTGCCGTACCAGATCTTCCGCTCGATCTCGTTGGACATTCCCTGGATGTGGGGCTTGGCCTGGTTGAGACGGTACTTGGCAGGTTCCTTCTGCTTCTCGACCAGCTTGGCGTCGACCTCGGACCAGTCCTCGGCCATCGCGGTGTTTTCCTTCACCTGCCGGGTCGTGCCCTTGGTGGGGAAGACACCCTGGTAGAGCTTGCGCCAGGTCGGCGTCGGCAGGCCGGTGCGGACCGTGGTCCAGTGCTGCTCACCGGAGTTAGCCTCGATAGCCGGCGCGTCGGCCACGAGCGGGTTGAATTGCGTCAGGACCTCGATCACACGCGCGATCGAACCGTCCCAGTTCTTCTCCTTGGCCGCGTCGACCAAGGTAGGATAGGCATTGCCTACAACAGCCATTTCTATTTACCTCGTGTCAGGGGAGTGGTGGCGCCGTAAAGCTCTTCCTCAGCGGATTTGCCTTTTGCGGCAGGGGTTTCCGATCCAACTGGCTTGTCATCACTGAAAGCGTTGCCGACACGAGCCAACAGGCGGATCAATTCCGGGTGGTTGCCCATGCCGGAATATTCAAGGGCGTCCCGAAGCTCGGGCGACCCAAACTTGTCGAGCGCCTTCTTGGCGCTGCCGAGAGAGGCGTCGAACTTGTCGCCGCCGTATTCCTTGTCGGCCTTGGCGTCATCGACCCACTTGGCCTGCGTCTTGGCCCACTGTTCGGCCTCGGCCTTCTTGTGATTGATGAACAGCTCGGCGATCTTGTTGGCACCTTCGCGCGACACGCCGGCATCCTTCAAGATCGGTGAGGCCTCGGCCGCCAGCTTCTCGTCGATCGCCATGCCTTCGGGAAGCGTGAATTCATATTTCCCGTCTTCCGGGACTTCCTTCAGCTTGGCTTCGGCCGCCGCCGCTTCTTCCTTGGCCTTGTCTTCGGCTTCGGCCTTGCCCCGATCTTCGGGCGACATGGCGTCCAGTTCGGCCTTGCGCGCGGCTACCCGCGCTTCTTCGGCCTTCTGCTCATCGGTCTTGCCGTCATCCTGGCCGGACAGGAGGGTTTTGCCGTCGGCGGCCTTGTCCGGCTGATTGGCGTCGACGGTCGTGTCAGCGCCCGTATCAGCTCCAGTTCCATCGTCGGGTGCATAGGCGGCGCTACTCATCAGCAGGTTGCGAAACATGCGTGTTCTCTCCCTCGGTTTGCTGTGCCCGCCGGTGCATTTCGAGCATCATGTTGGGGTAGGCGACGGGATCGACGGCCTCGATCTGCCGCAGGATTTCACGGCCCATGTCCTGGCGGCCGATCCGGTGATAAGTCTCGGAATTGCCCGTGAACGGCGTCTGATAGAGGCCGGCACGCTCAAGCACCCACCAGACGAACAGGCGCGACTGCGGGTTCGACAGAACGAATTCTGTCGCCTTCTTCAGGTCGTCGCTCGTCATCCGGCGATGCCCAGGTTGGAAAGCAGCGACGATGCGCCGCCGTTGGCATCTGCCTCGGACAGCACGCGCGCGGCGTCGGCGCCCTGCTTGACGGCGGGCATGACTTTGGCGGCCATCTCGGCGTTCTGTGCGGCCGCCATTGCCTTATCGCGGGCGGCTCGCATCTCGGCGACCTTGTCGTCAGACCGCACCAGCGCGGGCGGAGCCCCGACCATGTCGGCGTATTCGTCGATCGACTGGTCGAAATCGAGCTTGTCCAGCACGTCTGCCTTGGCGCCGGCCAGATTGCCGGCGAAGGCGAAGAGTCGTTCAACGGCACCCGTCGCCACGGCCTTCTGCGCCTGCGCCAGCGCCGAGATGTAATCAACCTTCAGCTCCTCGCCCTGGATTTCCTCCGGCGGCGGCGGCAGCATGTCGTTTTCGGTCAGCTTATCGAACAGGATGTCCACCAGCGTGTTCAGCGCTTCGTTGTGCTGGCGCTCGATGACCGGCCCGAGCTGAAGCAACTGCTCTTCCTTGCGCTGCTGGATTTCCGGGATGTTGCGGGGCTGCACGCCTTCCATCTGCGTGATCGCCATGAACAGGTCGGCGTAGAACATCCGGTCGATGCGATGCGCCACGCGCTCGATGTCATCGGCCAGTTCGGCAATGCTCAGGTTGACTTCAAACGCTGGCCGAAAGGCCGGCTGTCCGTTCGCAGCGGAATCGAGATATGTGATCGAGCCCGGCAAGGTCGATGACGGTTGGTTCTTCAGCGAGGGGGGACCGATCATCGGCGGCCTGACCTTCGACTGGATGCCCTGTCCCTTCTCGCGCTGCTGTGTCTGGAGCATCTTCACGGCCGGCACCGCTTCCCATCCGGGGCAGAAGCTGTAGACCTGTTCGCCCATCGGGTCCCAGCGGGATGCGAGGATCGGGCTCTTGTCGAACCCGCTCTCCTCCAGCATCCGTTCCTTGTCGTTGCCGGCCTCCCAATAGTCCGACAGGATCGGCTTGTTCTGGCGGTCGACCTTGCGCGTGTCGCGCTCGTGACGGGGCTCGACGGCGTGGAACACCTCGACCCACTCGTCATAGTCGCCGGCATCGTAGAGCTTCTTCACCGCCTTCGAGACGTTCGACCAGTCCATGCCGCCGCCCGGCTTGACGACGAAGCGGCCGACCATCTGCTGAACCGTCATCCAGACGCGGCGATAGAGCGTGTCGACCCGGTAGCGATGATCCTGCGCCAGCCAATACTGGCCGGTCAGCATGGGGATGCCGCGCAGGTAGTCCCGATCATCATTCACGATCAGGGAGGCGAACTGACCGAACTGGAGCAGGTCGCCATAGGCATTGTGCATGATGTTGTAGATGTTCGACTTCTGCAGGACCTCGCGACCACGCGACACAGCCTGGAAGATATAACCCTTGACCGGCCCATATTCGCGCATGTCGGGGTCTGGCGGCACCCACTGGAACCACGGCCGCGACGGCGAGGTCATGCCGGAATACATTCCCGACCGCGCGATGCGGAACGACAGCAATGCGCTTTCGTCCACGATCTTCGCCATCAGGTTCTTGCCGCCGCGCTCCGGGCGCTCGTTCAGGCGCATGCGACCAGGCGCGATGAAATCGTTCTGCTGCTGCCAGTCCGCTTCGAAGGGCTGGCGCTCCTCCTTTAGCGCGGCAAGGCGCCGCTCGTGGCGGTCGCGGCAGGTATCAGCGGCCATCAGGCACCAAGCAGGGTTTTCTTGCCGGCCGTGTCGACCGCGCCCGTGCCGCCCGGTCCCGTCAACAGCGTGCTCGTCGCGCTGCGCAGCCGGTCACGCATGCGGTTGCCCGCGCCTTCCGCATCCTGGCGCGTCGGCGTCTTCTGCGCCGCATATTGGACCGGCGCTTGCGGCGTCTGCATTTCAGGTGTTTTGAAGAGGCACATGGTCAGACCCCGATCAACAGAAGGGCAAGCAGCGGCGCGACGCCGGCCGCCATCATGAGAAGCACCACGCAAGCGCGGGCAGCGTTCGGCCGCATGTGGTCCGCGAGATAGGCGCACCCGACCGTCAGGGCGGGCAAGGCCGCAAGGTAGAGGTACACGTCACCCCGACCGATCACGCCGAGCGTCAGCATCAGGACAAAGGCACCTGCGCAATACAGACGGCCGTTCTTCGCCGCGTTCATCGCGCGGGCGAGTTCAAAGGTTTCCAACGTCGTGATCCCTATCCGTAGGGGTTGTAGTCCTGGCCGCTTTCGTGCCGGCCGCTTCCCGATCCGCCCGTGTCGATCGTCACGGGCAGGGCGAAGGTGAGCGCCAGCGCGTCGCCACGGTTGGGCGAAGGCTGATCCCTATCCTTCATGTCTTCCTTGCTTTCGAGCTGGATCTTGCCGTCCAGACGCCCGACCAGCTCAGGGCCGATCAGGTCGTAGTAGAGAACGTCGTCTGCGGGATCGATCGCGCCGCCGGTCTTGAGCCAGTCCTTCATCTCGCCCCACATCTCGGCGCGCTTGTTCAGATAGCCCTGGTTGATCGGCTTGTTCGCGAACCAGACAAGGTTCCACGTCCTGCCCATGGCGTTGCCGGCGCTGACGATGCCCGTGCCATGGCCCGCATCGACATTGACCATCTGCGCCTTGTACTGGTCCTGGAACCTGGCAATGATGGCCGCCATCTGCACGTCGTCGTCGTTGCGCGCGAAGGTGGCGAGGCGCTTCGAGTAAAGGCCCTGCCGCATGTAGATCACGAACTCGTCGTCGCCGGTCCATGCCGGGTCCACGCCGATGACGATGGGCGCGAACTCGTATTGCTCCTTGCGCAGATGCCGCTTCTGCGCCGCGTCGACATCCTCCGTCGAAATGAACTGTCGGGCCGACTGCGCCGGGAACTGGCCACGGACGCGAACCTTCACGAAGTCAGAGTCCTCGCCGTAGTCCTCAACCCACTGGTCGATCTTCTTCCGGTTCGTGCCGGGGACCGTGCGGCTATCGATCTGGCGTGTGACCCACCGATGCCGGAACTTGCGAAAGCACTCGCGGAATCGGCCGGTGTTGCGCGTCGGGTTGCCGAAGGCGATCCAGATGATGATCGTGTCTTCGTCCGTCAGCGCGCCCTCGGCCACCTCCCACACCTTATCAGCGATCTTGGAGCTTTCGTCGAAGAGCAGGACAATGATCTTGCCCTTGTTGTGCAGGCCGGCGAATGCCTCGGTGTTGTGTTCCGACCAGGGGATGAAATCCATCCGCCAGGAATGGCCGTGGTCCGGGTCCTTCGCCTTGATCGATTCGACATTTACGTCAAACCAATGCGCCGTGATCGAGGACCGGAACCACTTCGAGATTTCGGGGACGGTCTTGGTCTTGAGCTGCTTGTCCGTGTTCGCCGTGGTGACGATCTTGGCATCATCGAAGCAGGACATAGCCCAATTCGAGATCATGCCCATCTCGGCGGATTTGCCGATGCCGTGGCCGGACGCCACCGCGATCTGCAAGGGCTCATACCGCGTCGCCGGATCGCTGAGATGATCGCGGATCGTCCGGTTGATCTCCCGCTGCCATTCGCGCGGCGCTTCCAGGTCCTTCAGTTCGCCTTCGCCCCAATCCCACGCGAACAGCGACCACGCATCGGGGTCGAGCTGGTGTGCGGTGACCGCGTCGAGGATGTCCTGTTCGGGATCGGGCTTCTGTGCCGTCGCGGGCATTCAGATCAAGCGGTGACGTGCTTCACCGCCCACATGACGGCCTCTTCGATCTTCGTCTTCGCGAGCGAGAGTTCGCGTGAATGACCGGCTTCATCGCAGGCATTCAGGAAAGCGAGGCCCATATCCTTGAAGTTTGACATGCGCTGATTTTCCTCATCGGTCAGCACGCGATAGGAGTGGCGCATGGTATTATTCG